TTGTCGCCAGATTCAAACATAGATTGGAGCATAGATTTGAAAATTTGTTTTCTTATAACGTATATAAAACCCCCAAATTGAACTAAGTCTTTTAAAGTTTTTATTTTTGTATCATCAAAATCACTCTTTTTATTATTATTACGAAGCACCTCTATGGTAATTCGTTTAAATTCTTTTACTAATTTATCTTGATACTTCTTATTTTCTGGTTTTTTATTAAATACGGAAATAAGTTCCTCAAAAATTTTTTGCTCCTCGTCTCCATTACCAGTATAAATAGGGAAAGCACCAGTTGTTTTTTTTCTAATAGTATCCATCACATATTTATCAATGTAATAAGAATCATTTACCATATATAATTGTGGATTATCATATGTGGCTATAAAACTTTTGTATGCGGACTCATTAGAAAATTCTTCTAATAAAATATCCTTCATTTTATCAATAATATAATAACTATTATTCATATCATTAGCATCATTTGTTTCTCTAGTTTCATTTGTTTCTTTAGTATCTTTGTTATCATTAGTGTCGTCACTATCTTTACTATTATAAACAATATTTATTTGTATTTTATAATTATTAGTATTTGGTATAAAAACGGCTTGTGCGCCACTCATAATTATATACTATATTATTACAATATTATTACAATATTATTACTTATAATTCATATTGTTGAAAGATTCGAGTGTTTTTATTTTTTTATAATCATCTATTTGAGTACGTGCTTTTTTTAGTGTATCATATGCTTTATTTATTTCATTATCTGAAATAACATTGTCTTTGTTAGTATCTATTAATGAAGTCAAATTTTTATATTTGTCTGGTAATATACAAAATTTACATTTTTCATTAAATACAAAATTAGCTAAAACAATAAAAATACATGTTATAATAAAAGATAATATTAAATCTTTGGTAGCAACAAAAGCAATAGTAAAAATTAATACTTCACGAGCAATATTTTTTAATATCATTTCTTGTCCTTTTGTTAATCTTAATTCAATATAACGAGAACCTATATTCATAAAAATCATAAATACACCTATTAATAATTTATTTGTCTCTATATTTCTCATAAAAATATCAAATTTTTGTTTTTTTAAAAAACTTTTATAGTTTTTATATAAATTATACATATTTGTAAATGTATTTATTATATTATAATAACAAATTAATTCTTAAAGAAATTAAGATGAAAAAATTATATTAAACTCTAAACACTAAAAAACTTTATTTAGTATTAAATCATTGAAGAAAATTTAATACTAAATTAATTACTTTATTTAGTAGTTTTTTGAAAATAATATAATCTTATTTTTTTATAATAGTATAATATGTTTCAATTAAATCCGGCTCCATTAGATTCTGAAAATAATAATTTATCAGAATCTAAATTATATAAAAAATCAAATAATAAAACTTTAAAAAATAAGAAAACTGTAGAGTTTGACGAATCAAACATAACAAATACTAAAAATAATGAAGTATTAAAAAATAAGATAACCAGTTTAGGAAATTTAATGTCAAAAATTCACGAAAACAACGAAGAAGAAGATAACATTAATACAAATTACCAATCTAATATAATAGATGAATCAATAAGCACATCTTTTACAGATAGTTTGAACGATCAATTGGCAAAAATACAAAAAATGAGAGAGCAAGGAAATAATATACCACAAAACAATTTTTTTAATAATGAATTACAAAACTCCAATACAAATAATACAAATAATACAAATAATACAAATAATACAAATAATACAAATAATAATGCTTCTAATTTAGAAAACTCAAATGTATTTAACAGTTCAAATATGATAAAAAATGAGTTGTCCAATTATAGTGATAGTTATAAATTGAATTATGAAGCATTATCACAAAATAGTAATACACATAATTACGATAATAATAAATTACTAGCAAAATTAGATTACATAGTACATTTATTAGAAGAACAACACAATGAGAAAACAAATTATATTACAGAAGAACTAATATTATACTTGTTCTTGGGTATATTTATATTATTTGTGTTAGATTCATTTGCTAGAGCAAGTAAATATGTTCGGTAAATAATACAAATATGAATACAAATATGAATACAAATACGATTATGTTATTTTTTTAAAAATAAACAAATATTCATTAGGGTGATCAATAAAATCCAAAGATTTTTTATCTTTAAGAACAAACCCTTTTGATTTAGCAAGTTTTAATATTTCATCAATACTAGGTATATATAAATTAATTTGATTTTTACGAATATTATGAGTTTCAAAATCTTCAAATTTTTCTTGATAGCATGAATATGGTTCATTAAACGCATCATTAGTAGTGGAATTTGTATTAGTATTAAAAACTTCATAATGACACATATATTCTAAATTGGAACTGAACTTTATAACAGTTTTAGTAATAGCACTATTATGATTTTCCGGATTATACAAAACACTATCATCTTTAGGAAGAATAAAAGGTTTAAACGTCTCTCTAGTTAATAAATGTATTATTAATACTCCATTTGGACTTAATAATAATGCACAATTTTCAAAAAACTGCTCCTTCTCTTTAATAATGTAAAAAGTTTTATTTAAACATAATATATGTGTAAATGAATTATAATCAAACAAATTATTTTTGAGTATATCTCCTGTTATAAATTCACAATTAGTATATTTTGATTTTGCTTTTTCTACCATATATTTAGATTTATCTAATCCTACCACATCATATTTCATTTTGTTTAACATATGAACATGATATCCAGTTCCACAACCAATATCTAAAAATTTGACAAACTTCTTATTTTTAGCATAACTCACTATAATTTTTAATTGCTCTACGTCTCGTTCCTTATTTTCATAAATTTTATCATAGTATTTTGTATAAAAAGCATCATATATAGCATCATCAAACTTACTATCAAATTTTTTACCTGATGTCATATCATCATAATTCTCATAAACACGCATTCTTTTGTTTGCTAAATAAAAGAATACTAATATAAGCATAATTAAAAATATTTTGTGTAGTAATGATAGTTTAAGAAAATCTTTTAGACTTTGATAAAATATTTTCATAATAATATTATTATTATGTATTAATATTATATTTTTTATGTAAGTTAAAATTAATAATACTATTATAACTAAAAAAATGGATAATAATCATATTAATGATATTCGCTTATCTTTTAGAAATATAACGTTCTCAAAATTTCAAAAATCAAAAGCCCGTATAGAACTAATTAAAAATATGTATGATGAAAAAATAGAGAATGCTTGCTATTGGAGCGCAGAATTTATATGTGCTGGGCATTATTTGGATTTATGGGATATAATTTTATATTATTCATATAAATATATACATAATGGTAATCCTAAATTAGCATTATATTTAAATATGCGCTATAATAACTTTATAAATATTTTACAAAATGGATATAGTAAAGAAATATTAGCGTTGAGAAATAATGAAAAAATACGGAAATTATTTTGTGAAATAATATGTGTTTTGTGTTATTCTAGTAAGAAGAATGTAATAAGTGATGTAAAATTAGATAAAAATAATTCGTTTGATTTAACTTGTATGAGCGAAAAATTTAAAGCACCAAATGTGTCATATATAGAAGCAGTATTAAAAGAAGATGATCCTAAAGAGTTACTAATACCAATAAACGAACTCATATTTAATTTAATAAATAAAAACATAATAAATGTATATTATTGGTATGAGTGGATAATAGAATATGAAAATATTTGTATCAAAAAAAAGAAGAAATGTGTATGTGAAAATAGAAGTTATGCTCCGTCTGGAAATACTCACGATATTATATGGATAATATGGGACATCTTATTTTATTATAGCGATCCTAATATTTTAGATAAAAAATATAATATAATTGATACTAATACTAATACTAATAGTAATAGCAATGGTAATAGTAACTTGAAACATAAAATAATAAAAAATTTATTTGAATTGTTTATTATTAAATATAATAATACTGTGAAAAAAAAACGGAAATATATTATATATTATGCCTTTGCCTTATTAATAGAAAATATTAATTTTACTATTGCTATTATAAGTAAACAAGAAGAAACAGAAGCTATTGTGTTAAAAATTAACGCAATATATAAAGAAATAAAAAAAAACGAAGAGTCCCCAAAAACTGATTATTTATTTAATAATTTAAATAAATCTAATTTAGAAAAAACGATGGAAAAAATGGAGTTAATGAGCAACTTTTAATCATGTTTCCATTTCATATGTATAAACATGTAAAAAAAATGCTCGCGAACCTACATCTAATGGTTTTACGACACTAATATTTGTAGATTGCTTTACTAATGAAATAATTTTTCTACGACTAATTTTTAAATCTTTATGTATTTTTCGCAAAGACAAATTTTTCCCAATATTTTCTTTTAAATAATTTTCTACCTCATTTTCAGTAAAAGTATTAAATGGCATTCCTATATTATAGTGTCAATTATTCTTTAAATTTATTTATAAATAAGTTATAAATAAGTTATAAATAAGTTATAATTTTATTTAAAAATTTGTTTTTTAACTTCTATAGTAAAACATTATTTTATAACCATTTGTAAAATTATATAATTCGGGTTTATACTTTGGGTTTTCTTTAAAATGCCAATTTTTATCAGTGTTTATCATTTTTTTCCAATTAAATCTCTCCAACTTAGATACACTACTTCCATCAAATTTGTATTCTTGAGAATTTACTGTTAAAACACTTACAAAATGACTATTGGCTTTAGGATCAAAATGGTCTTTATTAGTTATAATAATTGAATCTAATACATAATTATAAGCAACACTATTTGTAGTTTGTAATTTATATGTATTTTCAAATACAGACTTGCTTTGAAAATCTTCTATAATTATAATATCAGGTATAATATTTGACAAACTTTGAAATTTGCTTGTTATTCGTTGTTGAACATTTGATTTGCTTGTAAATGCGTGTTTCATAAATTTTAAAGTATCATAGTTTAAATACTTCAATATTGCTTCATAATAACTGAGCGGATTACCCGCATCTTTTATATTAGGTATATCGTATAATTTTTCATTGTTAGTAAATAAAATATTAGGATCTATAGAATCTGGTTTATTATTAACAATTTGATATATATGATAAATAAAGAAATTGGTATTCAATTTATTTGTTAAAGAGTTCATTGTTTTATATAGTTCTTGCGATTTAGTAGTTTGATTGTATGACGCTTCAATAAATAGATTTAAAATAAAGAAAAGTTTTGCTATATTTTCGGGAATCAAAGTAGAATCTAATTTTTTACCTGTTATCATTAATTCTCTAAAAAATCTGAAAAATTTTCTGCCTTTATCGCTAAAAAAAAATGAAACAAACATTGTATTAAACCAACAATTTGATAATAGTTGAATAGGTGGAATGAATCTTGAAACATCTAAATGTTTGGACGATTTTAAATTATGAAGCATCATTTCTCGAACACTAGGACTATTATATGGTTTACAAGATGTTTCATCGTCTTTATTTACTCTTAAACTTAACAACCCATCACATAATTTTAAAGAACGCGGACGTAATGTTTTTAATGAGCGTATTTGTAATTGTTTATTTATTAACGGAGAGAAAGAGCGCATCTTTATAGATTTAGGCGATTTTGGTGGTTCAAATAATTTATTTTTTAATTTCCGTGTATTCAATCTCATTATATATTTATAATAATACAATAATAAATAATAAATATTACAATAAATAATAAATATTACAATAAATAATAAATAATAAATAATAAACAATAAAT